GCTCGTCACGCTAAGAACATTGCGAAGGGGAAGATGTCAGCGGCCTATTGGGCTAACAAAGAGAAATGGTAGGTGATTGAATGGATGTTTGGGGGCCAATCAAGAAGTCTCCGTTGCGTTACGTGCAGGGCACGTTGGCGTGTGCGGTGGCCCACAATCTTGAACAGTTAGAGCAGGTACTTGATCCTGCTGTGTTGCAGGAAGCATCGAAGACTGGTGTCGTGTTGGCAGCTATGTTGACCGGCGGCGGTGTCCTGTACAAAGCCCCCCAGGCTGAACCTCAAACCAGCTGAGGTTCTGGTAGGATCGGGGGCATGCCCTCGGAACATCCCAACACGAAGTTTGATGCGGAGGCTCGTGAGAAGTATCTCACGAGCCTTCGCCGTGGTAACTTGAAGTATGAGTCTGCCAGGATGGCGGGCGTTGCGTATCGTACGGTGGAGCGCCGCCGGGCTGATGACGCCGAGTTTGCTGCCGAGGAGCGGCATGCGTTGGCGCAGGCCCGTGAGGGTGTGGAGAAGGTGCTGTACGATATGGCGCAGCAGGGTGACCTGGGTGCGATCAAGATGTGGTTGACGGCGCATGACCGTTCGACGTATGGCGAGAAGAAGCAGGTGGAGTTTGACGCTACTCCGAACGCTGTTGCGTTGTCGCAGAACGAGGCGTTGGCGAAGGTGGCGGAGTTGCAGACGACGTTGGAGTCTCGCCGGTTGGCGTTGGAGGCTGACGGCGATGTGATCGACGTCGAGTCGGAGGAGTTGTGAGATGTTCTTCGACTCTGAAGACGACGACCTGTTTGTGTTCTACTGCGGGTGCATCTTCTACTACAGCTTTCCGGATCTGACGTTCTACCCGTGTTCTGATGATTGTGTAGTGATCGAGGAGACGAAGGAGTCGTGCGCTGAGGAGGGGTTGTCGATCAAGTGGCTTGATGATGATGATCGGGATGACTTCTCGGATGAGGATGTCCTTCGGGCGTACAACGATCCAGATTGGGATGACGACTAATGGATGTGGCTGCTCGTGAGGCGTTGTTGTCGATCCCGGAGTCGGATCTGGCGGTTGCGAAGCCTGAAGAGATCGAGTTGTATGCTCGGGCGTTGGAGTTGCATGCGCAGATGCTGTCGCCGCTTGACTATGCGGTGTCAGTTTCTAACGCTACCCGGTATCGGCATGTCGAGTTGTTGAACCGTTGGATCATGGCGCTTATGGATGGGCGCATGTACTTTGACGGGCCGGGCCCTGTCCCGGTTGATTCGGGAGATGTGGACGAGGTTGGCCGTCCGATTCTGGTACATCCGATCCGGGGCGACTCGCCGGTGTACAACGTGGCGATCTCGATGCCGCCACGGCACGGCAAGTCGTTTCTGGTGTCTGAGCATTTGCCTGCCTGGTTTCTGAGTAACTATCCGCAGTATTCGGTGTTGTTGGCTTCGTACGAGGCGACGTTTGCTAGTTCCTGGGGTGGCAAGGTGCGGGACCATATTGTTGACCACCCGGAGTTTGGGATCGAGGTGACGGGCGGCCGCCAGTCGTCCAAGATGCAGTTCGATCTCGAAGGCCACCGGGGCATGATGAAGTGTGCGGGTGTGGGCGGCCCGTTGACGGGTTCGGGCGGTCAGTTGATTATTGTGGACGACCCGGTGAAGAACGCTGAGGAGGCGATGTCGGCTACGATCCGGGACGCTCAGGAGGCGTGGTGGCATTCGACGCTGTACTCTCGTCGTGAGCCGTGGGATGACGGAACGCCGTGCCGTGTGATTCTGATGGCGACCCGCTGGCACGAAGATGATCTGACGGGTAAGCGTGTCCCGGAGGAACCCAAGATGGGTGACAACTGGGCGAAGATCAACCTGCAAGCTATTTGGACTCCGAGCGACGATGAACCTGCGGATCCGTTGGGCCGTGAGGAGGGGCAGGCGTTGTGTCCGGAGCGGTTTACTGCGCAGGACCTGATCGAGATCCGGGACGGGTCCGCTGAGGGTTCGATGTGGTTCCAGGCCCTGTATCAGGGCGTGCCGTCGTTGGATGACGGTAACATCATCAAACGGCCGTTCAACTACTACGAACTTGAGGACGGGATTTATTCGACGACGGATGCGAATGGCGCTGTCGAGTACGTCGAGGAGTACGACTGCTACCGGTTCGCTACGTTGGACGTTGCGGGCACGGACACGAAACGGTCGGACTACACGGTGATGACCGTGTTTGACGTGTCGAAGGAAATGCCTCGACGGTTGTTCCTTCGGGCGGTGGAGCGGGAACGGATCACGACCGAGCATCACGAGTCGTTGGTGTTGGACTGGTACGACTATTACGGGTTGCAGGCGATCCACATTGAGGACAAGACGTTTGGTACGAACTTGATCCGGCGGCTTGTTGGTGCGCCGGGTGTGGTGGTGCAGAAGTTGAAGGCGGACACGAACAAGGTGATCCGGTCGCTTCCGGTGCAGTACGAGATTCTGAACGGTCTGTTGTGGTTCCCTCGTAGGGCTGACTGGCTGGGCGAGTTTGAGAGGGAACTCACGAAGTTCCCGAAGACAACGCACGACGATCAGGTTGATGCGTTGAGTTACGGCGTGCAGGTGTTCAAGACGTTGCCTGCGTGGGTTGCGCCTAGCCGGGAGCCGGTCACGATGGAGGAGCGGTTGGCTGCGCACCGGGCGGAGTTGGCCGGTAGGCGAGCCACTAAGCGCCGCAACATCCCGGTCATCGGCAGGTGGTGATCTGCTATGATGCTGGGAGCCCCCTAGCATTGGAGTGAACGTGGCTGTTTCGCACGCCTCATGGACGTTGATTGCTGATTATGGTTTGGACTCGCAGTTCTTTCACTGCTCGACGTGCGGCATGCCGCACCGTACCGGCACGGACGAGCCGGTGTTGCGCGGCAACCACATCGACATGGAAGGGTTCTATGACATCTGTGTCGATTGTGCCAGGCACGCCGGTAAGCTCGTGGGGCTTATTGACCCTGAACAGATCGACGCTGCGGTTGCCGAGAACGTCGAGTTGAAAGAAGCGAATGATGGATTGGCCCGTAAGTTGGAAGCGGCCCAGAAGCTTCTCGAAGCGTACGAGACGGCCGAGGATGCAGGACTATGATTGGGGCTGTGTGGGCGCTTGCCTTGACGAATGCTGCCCTCGTTGCGGCGATTGTTGCGATAGTCCGGAATGCTCAGGGTGAGCGTGAGCGGCTGACTGCTGCTGCTCTTCAAGCTAATCATTTGCCTGACGCTGCCCGTAGGGTCGTGAAGTCGCAGGAAGATGAGCGGGTCAAAGCGCATCTGAAGATGCAGAAAGAGTTGATGGAGAACGGCGGGATCTTTCCCGAACCGCCGTCCGTCAAGAAGCCTGAAGGCATTTAGGCTAAGATTGTCGCATGGCTGACACCTCTACGTTTACCTCCACGTACGGAGGCCAGGACGACAACGCCGCCGAGATTAGTTACCTGTATTGGGAAGCGGTCCAGGGTCTGCGGTCAGAAACCCGCGACTACTGGATGAACCACTCGTTCCTTCACGGATACCAGTGGCTGTACTTCTCTGAGAGCGCCGGTACGCTTGACGAGATCCCGTCAGATCCGGAACGTGTTCAGGCCACCGTAAACCGGATGTGGCCGAACACTCGAACGATTATTTCTACGCTGATGCAGCGTGACCTTCAGTTCGAGGTGCCTCCGTCGGCGGCCGACGACTCGCATGTGCGAGGCGCCCGTCTGGCAGAAACGATTGCTCGTGCCGTCTGCCACGATCACGACTGGGAGTCGTTGCGGGAACATATGTACTATGCCGTCATGAAGGGCGGCACCGCTGCGATGTGTGTCGATTGGGATCCGGATCTTGAACCGACCTTGGCGGACGACATGCAGGGGTCTCCTGACATCAAGGGAGACACGTACGAAGAGCATCTGAACATTACCCAGTTTGTGGTGGAGCCCGGCGCTCGTTACCCGGAGAAGGCACGGTACTGGATCAAGGCTGTTGCGTTGCCGCCGGAGCAGGTGCAGGAGATGTTTGATCTGGAGGAGTTGCCGCCTGCGGACGCTACCGCCGGTCTTGCCCCGTTCCACCGCAAGTTGATGTCGTTTGATCGTGGCGGCGACGCTGAGCTGACCGACCTTACGGCTGTGTTGACGTACTATGAACGCCCGACGAAAGACAACGAGGACGGGCGGGTGTGCGTCGTTGTTGACGACAAGGTCGTGTTTGATGACGTGTGGCCGTTCCCGTTCAAGGACCGCCTGAACCTCGTTATTGTTCGTGAGACCCTGCGAGAGAACCGGTGGACGGGCGACACGGTGCTGACGGCTGCCCGGCCGCTTCAGACGTTGATGAACGTGTCGTGGTCAAGCATCGCTGAGCACATGAAGCTCGCAGGTAACGCCCGTCTGATGGTGCCGTACTCCAGCATCGAGATGATGGATCAGCTCACCGACCTTGCCGGTGAGGTCGTGCCGTACAACGATTCGTTGCCGGTCAAGCCGGACTATTTGACTCCGCCGCAGATGCCTGCCTGGTGGATTCAGCAACCGAACCGGCTGGCGGACGAGATGGACGACATCATGGGCGTCCACGACATTTCTCGAGGATCAGCCCCGGCCAACATCGAGTCTGGGTTTGGTTTGACGATCCTGGCTGAGAAAGACTCGACCCCGATTGGGCGTCTCACGAAGGAAGCTGCCGGTGCGTTCGGACGTTTGATGTCGATGGTGCTTGCCATCTACGAGGACAAGACGAAGGACTTGAAGCAGTCTCGTCGGGCGACCGTTCGCATTCCGGGCAACGCCCCGATCGACGTGCAGTGGAACGGCAAGGATCTGCGTGGGCAGACCACGGCGATCGTGCCGAAGGAAGCTATCTTGCCTCGGTCTCGTGCAGCGTCAATGGAGTTCGCTAAAGACATGCTTCAGACGTACGGCCCGCAGGAGATCACTCCGGCCACGTTCATTGCGCTCGCTGAACTTCCGAACGGCCGAGATTTGCTGGCTGTTCCTTCGCCGGACGTTGACCGTGCCCGCCGTGAAAACGCC